ACCAAAAGATATAGGTATTCTGGGTCACGAATTTCTGCATTTACAGAAACAATCGCTTTTGGTTTTACAATCTCATCAATGATTCTAGTTTTTTCTGAAGATGTAATATAATAATTTGCTTTTGGTTTAATAGCAATATAAACTTTACCATACACAGGTGGTGTTTCATCTTCACCACCCCAAACTGAAATAGAATCAATTGCAGGATAATTTTGTTTTAGATATGTTTCATAGTCTTTATATGTCACCAATCTATTTTGTGTGGTGAATTGTGCGGCTGCATTGAATTTGATTTCATCAATTGATTCCCTGTCTGAACCGCCAGCTGCAGCAGAAACATTATTAATAACAAAATTGGAAATACTTTCACTTAATGAATCTCCTAAAGTTGCAGCTGCAATGAAGTTATTTGCTTTGTTTGCGGCAGTTCCGTTTGTAACCAAATAACGAATCGCAACAACCGCACCATCAGGTAATTTTTTACCTGTTATATCGTTACCAAAATAGATTTGAAACTTGCCTGCTTTATTTTCTTGTAAGTAGTAAACATCGGATGTTGATGTGACATCCAAAATATCTGTAACTCTTGTATAGACCGCAGTTTGTGTGTTACCAACGGCAGGACTTACTGTAACTTTAATTGTGGTCGTATCGATGTTTGCTTCAGGTAGTGTGAATACCTGTTTTGGATTTGCGGCTTGGTCATGCACAAAGTTGTATGTAACAAGTTGACCTTCGTAGATATCCACATTCTCAAAGTAATATTGTGAATTTGCCTTCGCAACAATTGTATCTTCAATGACCACAAAGTTATAAGAAGTTCCGTCAATTTGATTTGACAAGAAACCATAACCAGCAGGTAGTGTTAAGTAACCTACATTCGATGAAGCAGATTGTGCAGTAAAATTAATAGTTGCAACAGGTGCTCTTTGTGAGTATGGAACATAACCTAAAGTTTTAGCATGTGAAACAACAGAATCACGAAGCAATGCGGTGTCAAGGAACGCCTCATTGGCGACCATGTTCAGATAGTATGCATTGTAGTGAGTGTTATATGCAAGAATGTCTAGTAGAACGGACAGGCCAGAACCATCAAAATCATAGTCGGTAAACTCAGACTGCTGATTAAGGAATGCCTTTAAATTCTGTTTGATTGTATCAAAATCAAGTTCGGTGACTCTTAAACGGTTTGCCATTTTTATCTAATCCGTTGTTCTATTGTTTTTTTATAAGGACCTCTTTTTACTCCAATTTTAGAAATCGAAATTTTTTTACAAATTTCAGGAGTAAAAACAAATTTTTTTCTTGCTTCAGACATTTTTTTCTTGGTTTCTTCGGAATGTTTTTTTCCTTTCCAAGAATTTCCTATTTTTTCTCTTGTTTCTTTAGTATGGTTATACCCAAATGTTCCATTTCCACCATAAGTCATATTATAACCAAAACCATCTTTATAGTGACTGTTATTGTCTCTTATGAAAAATTCTTCCATAACTTTTAATGTATGGTCTCTTTCTTTAGATTGATATAAAATTTCCCATAAAAAACAATCTTTTCCATATTTTTGTATCGCATTGTGAAAAATGTAATTTGTGTTGCAATACAAATGTTTTTCTTTTCTTTTTGGCCAACAAGAATCAAATCCTACATAAGATTTTCCATTGATTGTATTTGTTGCTTTATAAATTGTATAAATTTTCATCAACGAATTCTTTCTAGGAAAAAATTAATTGTAATTGGGTCGGGGTTATTGATGATGAAAAACTCCAACTCAACATTGTATCTATTGTAGTCTGGATCCGCACTTGCGGTGACTTTTGAAACTTGAACTCTTGGTTCAAAGTTTATGATTGTTTCTTCGATTTCTCGTTCAATCTGAGCCGCCATCACAGAATCAACATTCTCAAACAACAGGCGGCGAATATTGCTTCCCAACTCAGGTTGGAAAGGTCTCTCATAGTGATTTGTCAAAATGAGATTTTTAACTGAATTGATTACTGCATATTCGTTCTTAAAAACATTAATGTCTTTACGAACAGGATGAGCCGTAAAGTTTAAATCTAAGTCTCTAAAACTTCTTGCAGAATCGATGTTTGCTGTTATTGTTGCCATCTTCTATTTATTCAACCTCCGGCAAATACATTTCCTGAACCAGCAGTAATTGTGTTGGGTCCATAGTCATCACCAATTCTTCCAACACCTTTTCCACCAATCTTTACAGTACCAGAAAAACTTGATAATCCTGAAGTATCCGTTGAACAACCGCTCTTAGGATGTGGTGCAACTTTGTTACCTGCAACAACAATTAAAATGCCGTTTGCAAATACGCTTCTACTATTGACTTCTCCAACAGATGTTTGCATAGGAGAAGGACAGTTTCTTCCTGGCCCACCGTCTTGTGACAATACAGAATCTCCCGCTCTCGCAACTGCTGGCATTATTGTTTTCCTCTTGCAACCAAATCTTTGACTGTGGCCACGGCCGAGTTATATTTCCAGTAGTGCCATTCAGTTAAATTAATAGTCACATTTTGTTTAGGTTCTATGCCTGCCGCCTCAACTGTAATCGTTACAGGATATGTTTCTTGCCTTCTAATAGGATTTGGCATCTTATATTCAACTAATGCATAAAAATCTTCTGTCGTGTCTGGTGGTAAAATTTTGAAAGTACCATCAGGCATTCTAAATCTGTAATAAGAACCTGGAAACAAGTTTGCAGTTTTACCACTAATTCTTGCAGTATTATTTGATGTTACTGTATAAGCCAAACCAATTGCACCAAAATCATATGAGGAAGAATTATGTGAAACATTGGCGACAACATTATTTCCAGTACCATCATCTGCTTCAGCCGTATATGTAATATCAACTGAAATTGTGCTTCCTTCCCATGCAGATTTTAATGCTCTGGATAAAAGAATTGGGTCTGTAATAAAGTTGTATTCATCACTAGGAATTTCACCTGTTGGAAATCCTGATTCGTTTGAAAGAACAACTGTAACATTTGCCGCCATATTAGTTCAGATTAATTGTTCCCGCAGTTACATTAAAGTTTGCGGCTGAGATATTGTAATCTCCACCCACATCAACATTTCTTTCACCACCAATTGTTTCGGTGCAATCACCATCAATTTTTAATGTGGCATTTCCATTTACTGTGGCCTCAACATCACCTTTAACCAATGCAGTTACATTACCATCAACTTGTGCATCAATATTACCAACAACATATGCGGTGACATTTTCATCAACTCTCGCATACAAATTCTTCTGAACATATATTTCTGCATCACCTTGAACTGTAATTTTAACATTACCCATTACATACAGGTGGTCGTCTGCCATCACAATTTCATACTTGTTTTTTGTAATCTTCTCTACTCTATCACCATCAGGATACCATTCTGTAAAACTACCATTGCGGTGTGCAATGTGAATTCTTTCTGCACCAGGTGTATCATCATATTCTACGATGTGACCAGATTCAGTTTCCATTACATTGTTGTATGGATAACTGGCATCATACAATGTTTCTGGCTCGTTCCAATCACTTAATATTTCTTCTTTATTGAAAGTTTTAACTTCTTTTACGACATTATCTTTTCGTTCTTGGATAAATGTTTCATTGATTGTATCTAAATCATTTCTTGCAATACGAGAAGTTGTTGGTTCATCCAAGTTAATTGGATATGGGTCTGCTTGAGGTTTTTCAGTTAAAACAATGCCCGTACCATCAGTATTGTATTCTTTAGATTCTGGTGGTCTTGGTGCATCAACTAAGTCTCCATTTTTTCTCGGATCACTATATGCTTCTTGTGCGTTTGCTTTCTTTAATGGAATACTTGTAAAGACACCCATAACAATAGGTTCTTGTGCCATTTCACCATCAGTAAAGAAACCAAAGACCATATCACCTTCTTTTGGTGAGTATGGGTTAGTATTGTTTACAGGGTATGCAACTTGTGCCCAAGGCAATGCATCTGTTGGCAATTGCATTTTGTTATCTGCATGCCAACCAACGCATCTTACTTTTAAACGGCCAAGTTTAAGTGGGTCTTTTCGGTCCTCAACAAAACCAAACCACCATGTAAACCCACCTTTACCTGCAAAGTCTCTTTGATTTTCCATAAATTAGTATTCTAAAATTTCCTGTGTCTGATTAGGATTACTTACAGGAATAAATTCATTGTTTGTAGATGTGGTTGCAACTTCAATTACAGTTTCGTGTTTATCGTAACCAATGATTTGTCTTGAAGCAACAATGATATATTTACCAGACAAACTTGGGTCATCATTGTCGGCACCTTTTTCTTTGAAACCAAAATTTGGTGCAATAACATTCACATTGAAACCAGAACTCAATTGAAAGTTACCTGGCATTGCCACTTTAATTCTTTTTGCCATTAAGTTATCAATGATTGCTTTTCTTTGAAACAACCATGATTCAATGTTTTCAATTTTAGATAACATTGTTGGCGCATTTTGTTTGATGTAGTTACTTAATTGTTGTGCAGTACCAAATTGTGCCATTGCTTTACGAGAATCGTAAGTTTTTGTATTATCTACACCTGCACGGTTTTGAACAACAGAAAGATTTGGATTGTCGTTGGCATGTTTCATTGAATTGTAAACATCACCATACCCAATTTGTTTTTTTGCAGCAGTTCTTGTTAGTGGGTCAAATCCAATAAATTGACCTGCATTAACACCAGACCTTTGTTTTGAAATACTATCGTTTTGTGCAATTACTTCAAATGCTCTAGCCAAACTTATTTCACTAAGCGGGTTGCCTTTGGATTGATTTTTAGGTTGAAACTTAACATCTAAAACATCTGCTTGCGTTAATAGTGTCGATAAAGATACGAAATTAAAACCTGTTGTGTTTTGAAAGAACATGTAATTAGGTGCTTGATTATTATCAAGTGACCTTTTTGCACACCACTCAATTGCATCTAAAGGTCTTAAATTTGGAATTGTGATGCTTCTGATGCCTGTGGTATCTTCAAAAATACCGCCTGCCATATTTTCTGGCACTTTTAAATAATCACTAAGAATTTTTGAAACTACTTTACCATATGTTGATTGATATGACTGATTAATTTTTTGTTGGTCTGAATACATCAATTCATCTGCAACAAAATGAAGAACATAGGTTTCATTGTTTAAACCATCGTTTCTTCTATCTGATTGTTTGTAAATACGAAATGCTCTTTTGAAATTGGCAATATCCGAATTTGGGTCTTTTGAAATGTCTAGTAATAGAGATTCGGAACCATCAAACAATAAAGCGCCCGAGAGACCAACCGAATCTCTAATAAGAATGTTGCCACTCATTACAGGCAACAATAAAGAATCAAAAATATTCAATTCTTCATACATCACCGAAATGTCGATTGGTCCTGCTTTAGTGACAATTGCAAGTTCGTTTATACGAAACTGCGTTGATTTTCCAACTTGAAAACTCATCCTTTAATTACCTTTTTAAATTCTTTTTCAACTTGTGGAACAAATTCAGGTTTCAATAACTTGATAGTTCTTTTCTTTTCATTTTCTGCCACTTCATAATCATAGTAAGATTGTGTTTCTTTTGTGACCGCAACTGTAATTTTACCACCATCTAACAATGTGTATTGATTTGTTGAAGCGGCAGTATTTGCATATGTGTTGGCATCAACTTGCAATTTCTCAATAATAATAACATCATCCTGATTTGTTCTGGTGACAACTTTAAAATATGCTTGAACATTGTTTACATTCATTGCCCAAGATAGACCACTTACAGAAGTGTTTGCGGTGTCTGCATATTCTGGTGCAGAATATTTGTTATCAATAAATTCAATCAATGTTGATGACTGTAATGGCCAATCATATTGTGGGTCGTAAATGTCATTGAACATTAAAACAACCCAATGTCTTTCGGGATTGTCATAGTATTTTGATGCGATAATTTCAGGTGTGTCACCTTCTTGTATATCGTATTTGTAAAATGCCGCAGAGTTTTGTTTGAGTGATGCTTCAAAACCAAATCGTGCAATGATGTTGGTAACTGAATCCAAGCCAAGAGAAGAATTGTTGGCAGAATAAAGTGTTACTGGAAAGTAGTTGAAATATTTTGCCATTATTTACCTCTCGCCAGTGTATCAGAGTAAGCAAGATTTTCATCAAAGTCTGCTTTTGTGAGATATGTCATTTCTTGGAATTGCAATGTAACTTGAATTGAAACTGGCATACCTGTGCGACCTCTTGCTGGATCATTTTCACCTGGCACTTCGTATGCTGCCCATCCGTTTGGTGCATAGTTCACATCTAAGTTGGTTAATACACAAGTTGCAATTTGTGGAATGTTTGGGTTTTCAGAACCTGCATAGTAAAACTTAATATCAAATTCTGAAGGTGGTACTAAGAAACCACCTGCGTTTTCAAGCAATTCTGGTGCTTGATGAAATCTAAATCTTTCAATAATTCTTTGTGCTTCGAGTGCTTCTTTTTCATCTCTTGGATAAAAAACAAAGTCAAACTGAAATGTTCTAAAGTTTGGTGACTTATACACCATTTCTAACATTGGGTTTTGAACACGACCTGTTGCAGCAAGAATTGCCTGGCCAGTTTGTGAAGAACCTAATGCTTTAGCTGCAGCTTGTCCTGCAACTTGTTTTGCGGTTTCTGCGCCAGTCTTTGCAACAGCAGCTGCAGCACCTTCCATACCACCACTTTGATAAGCATCGTAAACTGACTGTGCAGCCGCAATACCTTGACCACCCAATTCGTTACCTAAACTTAATTGGTCGTATGATTGTGAATATGTGTATTGCAAAGTATCTGGCATATACAGAGCAATTGCATCTTTTGTAAGTTTAGTAGTTCTAAGGAATTTTAAACTACCACCAGTAATTCTTTTGATTGAATTGTCGATAATTGCTTGTGTTTGTGCCGAAGAACCACCAAGATTGATGTTTGCTTGGCCAAAAATGTTATTAATGCCACCCACAACACCACCAATAATACCACCTGCGGCTTTACTAATCGATGATGTAAGACCACCCAACGCACCGCCCGTTTTCTGATTGATTTGATTTAGACCAGAATTAATTTTTCCCATCAATTCATTTCCAAATCCTGCGGCCAGTTTTTGTGGATTTGCTAAATCTGCAACATTTAAACGACCATTTGCAAATCCAGAATTAGTAAATACTGATGCACTATCTGATACTGCACGGGATGGGAAAGATGTTTTTGCTTGTTCACGGACATAGAAAACTACATAATGTGCCTTATCAAAATTACCAACATCTAAAGGATAACGAAGTGTTGTTCGTTCAAATTGACTTGCGACAAGCGGCGCAAGAGGTCCACGGCGAGTAGAACCTTTGTCGAATTTTATGTCTGAGAAACCAAAAAGTGCCATGATTGTCCTATGGGTTAGATAGATAATATTTATGTCATACAAAGGATGGTTTAAACCTAAAAACCCACAGAAATACAAAGGTGATGCCAAAAACATCATCTATCGTTCCAATTGGGAACTGAGGGTAATGAAACACCTAGATGAGAACCCTGCCATATTATGGTGGGCATCTGAGGAGTTGCCGATACCCTATGTTTCGCCAATTGACAACAAAGTGCATCGTTATTTTCCAGATTTCATCATCAGGACCAAACGGAAAGATGGCTCCGAGCAGACTTCGATATTAGAAGTGAAGCCGCATAAACAGACGATGATGCCCACGCAAAAACGCAAGACCCAACGATACCTGGCAGAAGTTGCCACTTATGCCGTCAATCAGTCAAAATGGAAAGCTGCCGATTTATTCTGTAAGGAACATGGATGGCAGTTTAAAATCATCACAGAGAAAGACTTAGGAATCTGACATAAATAGTCGGATGGCAAAAACATTATTTCAAAGAATACAGACCTCTTTGGCGAAAGAAGGAATCACGCCAAGGACAAATGCGGCTCGTGATTGGCTAAGACAAAAAGTTAAGTCTTTAAAACCAACACCATCACAGCTTATGAAAGACCAAGAAAGATTGAGAGAAAAATCTTTCATCGGTAAAATGTATTTTTATTTTTATAATCCAAAGTTTAAAGATTCGTTGCCATATTACGACAGGTTCCCATTGGTTATACCAATTGAACGATACTCAGACGGTTTCTTAGGGTTAAATTTGCATTACATACACCCAAAGCAGCGAATCATTCTTCTGGATAAATTGAGTGAAGTGGCTTCTAATGATGCTTACAATGAAAAAACAAAACTGTTGATTAGTTACCAATATCTTGCGGCCGCTTCAAAAGCGTTTGAAGCAAACCCATGCATTAAGAGGTATCTTTTCAATCATATCGAATCAAGGTTCTTAGAGATACCTGCTAATGAATGGGATATCGCAGTAATGTTACCTGTCGAATCATTTGTTGGCGCATCAACAAGTAAAGTTTATTCAGATTCACGGAAAAAATTCTAATGGCATTTTCACCAAATTTATTTTTATCGAATGTAAGAGCAAAAGACGGATTGGCAAAACCATCTCGTTATGAGGTAGTGTTACCTATTCCACCTTACATTAATCAGTTTGTTGGCAATTCAATTATCGAAAAGATTTTGAATTTTCCAAACTCTATTTTTACAGATGTGTCAAACGCAATTGGTTCAGTATTTGGTCGCAACGGAGAACAAGATGAATATTCTCGTACCTCAAATTCATCCATGTCTCGTTATCTTGCGCTTCAATGTGAAGCCGCAGAATTACCGGGCAGAACACTTGCAACCGCTGATGTAAAAATTTATGGACCTATTTTTAAAGTTCCATATCAAACACAATATAGTGATACAACACTTACATTTATTTGCACTAACGATTTCTACGAAAGAAAGTTGTTTGACCGTTGGATGGAAGCAATCATGCCATCTGATACAAATAATTTGAGATTCCCTAAAGGGCAACAATCTCGTTATTTGACCAACATTAAAATTATTCAGTATGATGATTTTATCAAACAAATTTATGCAGTAGAACTGATTGATGCATTTCCAATTGGTGTTGCACCACAATCATTGAGTTGGTCTGATGATGGTTTTCATCGTCTATCAATTCAATTTGCATATCAAAGATATCGCCCAATTTATGAAGGAACTTACGATTTGGCTGCAGCTGCAACCGCATTGTTTGGTTCTGGATTATCGAGGATTTTACCTTTGGGTCGTGCATTATAAAATTTTAAACAAGCGAGGATATTATGTTACCTAAACTAGATGTACCAATGTATACCGTGAATCTGATTTCAACAGGTAAACCGGTGAGATTTCGTCCTTTCCTAGTGAAAGAACAAAAGTTATTTTTAATGGCATCAGAATCAGAAGATTCAAATGAAATGGTGTCCGTCATTCGTCAAGTATTAAAGAACTGTGTGCTTGATGAAGTTGATATCGATTCTTTACCAACTTTTGACCTAGAATATTTGTTTATGAATCTTCGTGCAAGGTCAGTAGAAGAAATTGTCGACCTCCGTTACAAGTGCAATAATACTGTCAAGGGTGATAGTGGTGAAGATAAGAAATGTAGTGGTGTCGTTGAATTCAAAATGAATCTATTAGAAGTTCAACCAACCAAGAATCCAGACCACAAAAATAAGATTCAACTTACCGAAAATCTAGGTATTGCTTTTAAATACCCAACTTTTGAAATGATTCAAAGGTATGAAAAGATGGATGAAGGTCAAGTAATGATGAATATTCTTGTTGATTGCATTGATTACATTTACGATAAAGACCAAGTGTATTATGCAAAAAATTCTACAAGAAAAGAATTAGAAGAATTCGTTGATAATCTTCAACAAAAAGATTTGGAAAAATTCAAAGAGTTTTTCGATACAATGCCTGAAATTAAAAAAGATGTTCACTTCAAATGTCCAAAGTGTGAATATGAAGAAGATATCACAATTAAGGGTATGCAAAATTTTTTCGTCTAATTTTTCGTTATGATAATCTAAGCAACTATTATCAGACGAACTTTGCTTTAA